GACACCGAACACGTTTGGTGATCGGTGACTAAGAGGGTTCGCCACCCTCAGAAGATCTCTGTAGCTAATTTTGGCTACAGTCAACCTCCTTCCGGGAGCTTATCGATGACAAGAGACGCTCGTAAGAGCCTTGGGCATCTATCACCTGACCTCGGTCCTTCTCTGATTAAAGACCTAATAAGGTTCTTTTCATCCCGTTCTGACGTTGCTTCAACGTACCAAGCTCAGCATATGCTGGCTAAGTACGCCGAACCAACTAAGGCGGGCGCTCGGAGTAGGCGTAGTGCTGCCATTGAGAAGTGGCAGCGACAAGAGGACAGAAACTTCCGTACGAACATGCGTTTGCTGCACCACGAGTCCGATGACTTTACCATTTACGGTACAGACATCGGTGATTACCTCGAAATCGCCCGTAGGGAGATTAAGAGAATAATCGGTTCGCACCCTCCTAGGTTCCTTTCGGAGCCCGGTAGATGCGAGGCTACTGAGTTACCCTTACCAGGTTTCTCAGGTGGTGCTTCGACGTCAACCCGCCGAGATATCGGTATGGTTGAGCGTAAGTTTTCAGGTGTGCTTGATGTTACTAGAGTGGCATGGCGATACATGTATGGCCATATCATCAATAGTACGTGGCACCACTTCAATGAGGACTGTTTACACCCTCGTTTCGTGGACCACAGCATCATGTTTACCGTTCCTAAGAGCGACGTGATCGATCGGGTTGCATGTAAAGAACCCGATGCTAACATGTACTTGCAAAAGGCGTGTGGGGATTTTATCCGCATGCGCCTTAGGAAACGGGCATCGATTGATCTTAACGATCAGTCGATTAACCGGAACCTCGCTCGTATCGGTGTCGCCGAGAATTTGGCGACTATCGATTTGAGTTCTGCAAGCGATTCCGTCTGTACCATGCTAGTGCGCAATCTCTTGCCGCTAGACTGGTACTACCATCTCGACGATATCCGCGTGTCCACAGTTCTCAGTGAACGCGACGGTCAACGCTACTTGCACGACATGGAAATGTTTTCCACAATGGGAAACGGTTTCACTTTCGAGCTTGAATCGTTGATCTTCTACTCCCTATGCTACGCCGTAAGGCATATCCATAAGGGTGGGAAGTATCGAGAGACGGTGCTCTCCGTGTACGGTGATGACATCATCA